GTGGTGGGCGAAGGCTTGGGCCGAGGGAGGGTTTGAGGTGATCGGCGCGCGGCGCTGCGACTTCCACGGTGGTGAGGCGCACATCGTGGCGAGGAAAAGATGAGAGCGCGGTGCGTGGTCTGTGGGTACATGGTGCAGATCAAGTCATGCCTAAATATTTGCGAGCGGTGCTGGAGGCGGTATGGCTGTTGAGACTCACGACAACGACTGCGACTGTGCGTGCCGCACCAACATGCACCCGCAGTGTCTTCGCGTCATGCTCGACAAGGCGCGGGCCGAGGGCGCGGAGGCCGGGAGCGAGGCCGGCTTCGAGGCCGGCTACAAGCAGGGCCGCGCCGAGTCCGCGATACAGGCGAAGCAGGTCTTGGCATCGTGGGAGCGGGCCGAGAAGGCCGAGCGCGAGTTGGCCGCTCTGGAGGCGCATGTGGCCGACAAGGTGCTCCTCACTTCCGCCGAGATGGATCGCTGCGAGCGGTACGAGGCGCGGCAACAGCTGTCCGATTTGTTAAACGCAGCCCAGATTCGGGAAGATCGTGAGGCCGGTGCGCTCTTGGAGCGGGACGAGGCGCTCGCCAAGCTAAAGGCTGAGTCCGCGATACAGGCGAAGCAGGTCTTGGCGTCGTGGGAGCGGGCGGAGGCCTGCGAGGCAGCTTTGAAGAAGTCCTATTCTAAGCTGGATGAAACTGTGCGCGAGCGGGACGAGGCGCTCGCCAAATGTCGTTCGATGCAGGCGTACTTCGACGAGGCCCAAGATCGCATCGGCGCGGCGCTGACCCGCGAAACTGTCGCTGAGCGGGAGCGGGATGCGCTACAAGCAGAGCTGGATCGGCGGGGGGCGTGGGTATCCGCAGCCAAGACCGCAGCCGACCTCCGCGACAAGCTGCACGCAATCGAGGCATGCAATGCCAGTGAGATCGGTGAACGAGTGATGGAGCGGCTGGCCGACAGAAAGCGAATCGGTGGTGCCCTTGACCCGGAGAAGCTTGCCCAAGCTGTGATCGCGTGCCTGCGCTACGGCGACGAGCAGAACAACGCCCGGATCGCGTGGCTCGTCGCCGTCGCCCTGCACGTGCCATTACATGGAGGGACCGATGCCAAGCAAGCCTAGTGGCTGGACGATGCAAAGGAACACTGTGATGCGCGTCGGGGTGGTGATCCCAACCGTCCGCCGGCCCACGCTGGCACGGACCCTCGAGGCGCTCTCGTTGCAGCCGTGGCATCGGCTGCTCGTGGTGTATGACGACTGGCGAAATATCTCCAATGCTCGAAATAAGGGTTGGGCGACGCTCTATGAGACGGAAGTCATCTGCTTCTGCGACGACGACGCCGTGCCAGATCCGGACTACGTCGCTGAAGGCATGGAGGCGATGAAGAACCTGGACGTCGGCACCGGCCTCGTGTATGGTGGATTCCAGACCTCCGAGGAGTGCCAGTTTGCCGGAACGGCGCTCTGGGTCACCGTGCGGGCGCTGCAACTCCTCAGCGGCTTCAGCACGGACTTCGTCGACAATTGTGGATGGGAGGACGTGGACCTTGGCTGGAGAGCGATGGACTTCGGACTGCACTGTGGGCTCATGCCGCACGCTGGGATCTGCCACCCGACTGCCCCGCAGCACGAGATCGGCAAGACGCCTGAGGCACTGCGCAAAGCCAAAGAGCTGATCGCGAAGCGACACCCGAGGCGCTGGGAGCGCTGGCTTCGAGAGGGGAGGAGCGCGTGACTCTCAACATCGCGGCCAAGGAGACATTGTGATGACTAAGATCAGCGACGAGGCGAAAGAACTGGAGCGCATCTTGGCGTTCCACGTACGTTGGTGCTGCAGGGGATCGTCGAGCGCAAGAGCTCGATTAGAGGGAGGGGTCATGAGCAAGCTTTTCGTGACGGGGGACGGAACCTTCGTCGTGCTAGTGACGACCCCCAAGACAGAGACGGCCCTGGGCGGGATGGAGATAATCGTGCCCCACTTCGACGGCGAATGGTGGTACTACTCCGTGGGGGTTATCACTTTTGGGGAACTAATGACTGGAGGTGCATGATGATGGCACACATGCTGCTGGCTCTGTCGATATGCGTCTCGGCGCAGGAAGTCGATGAGGCCGGCTTCGCCCGCGCCGACACTAGGGAGCTCCAGAAGAGCGCCAAGGACGTCGCTGGCCACCTACGCAAGAAGTTCACGATCGTCGAAGAGGGCTGCGCAGTAAGGGTGGAGATTATCCACCGTGGCGACATAATCGGTGCACCAGTAGTTACGCAGCACCATGGCTACGGATTGACCAGCAAGTCAGAGCCCCGGACACCACTTGTCAGGCTGAGAGTGATGGTTGGGGAGCACGAGGAGTTGTTCGAGGGTCGTGGCCTGCCGGACAACATGTTCTCCGGATACGGGTCGGCGGGCAAGGATGCTGCCAAACAGGCAGAGAAGTGGCTGGTCGCGAATAGGAACAGGCTAGAGAAGTGACACCCTTGGAAAAGGTCCTGCTCGGCTTCGCCCTGTTGCTCTCCTCGCTGCGCTTCTTGGAGGTCTGGTTCCCTCGTAGCAAGCCGAGGCTGCCACCGCGCACAGCGACGACGCCGATCTTGGGGGTATGTGCGAACTGCGACGCTACCTGTGGGATAACGTCCGCCCAACGCTGCGAGCGGTGCGGATCAACGTCGGTGCTGATTAGGAGAAGAGAGTGGAAGAGACCCGTCGTGTCCTCGGACCCGAAGCGCGCCGGACGACAATCAGCACTTGGCTCACCGAGCTGGAGCGACCGGCCAAGCAACTCTCCGCCTGGGAGCTCAACTTCCTGAGCAGCGTGTCGGAGCAGTTCTACGAGCGAGGTACGCTAACCGACAAGCAATTTGACGTCCTCGAGCGGATCTATGCGGAGAAGACAGCATGAAAAACGCAACAACGCTTCGCATGCGTCTTACGCGTGGAGGGTGGGGTTCACCCGTAGCAACCGATGTCGTTCCGCAAGCTGAGAGACCTGCTCTCGCATCCGGAAGTTCCGGAGGCTATGAGACGTTCATCCCCGGCGCGTTGCGCGCGACGCTGACCGCACGGATCGTGGACAGGAGGTCGCGTCGCAGATTGTGCTCGGCCGTGGCACGCCCAAAGGAGTTCCGCGTGACGGCTTTTCGCGCCTATACCTGGGAGTTCAAAGCCATTGCTGTCGGGTTCAGCGAGACAGGAATGGTCGTCTTGAAAATGGTCGGAATGGTCGCGATGAGATGATGATCTGCCCGATCTGCCGAGGCAAGACGAAGGTGACGGACTCCGTCTCTGACAACGCTGGCGCGGTGAATAGGGCGAGGCGCTGCGACACGTGCAAGGCGACAATGCTGACGACCGAACGCGTGACCAGCGTTGATCGAGACGGCGAGAAGCTGAGGGTGAGATAGACTCATGAAACAACACCAGTGGGTTGAGACGACCAGCTATGGTGATCTGCCTGCTCGGACCTGGCTCTGCTGGGTGTGCGGACTGGGGAAACTGGAGCGCCCAGAAGCACTGACAGAGTTCAGCAAGGATGGATCCGCGCAATTCGAGGAGCCTCCTTGCATTGATAAGAGTGAGGTGACTGTGGAAGAGCGATGCGAGACGTGCCGATTCATGCGGGAGTCACAGTGCCGACGGCGTCCGCCGAAGGCGTTCGTGGTGCTGGCACCGCAGAACTATCTGGCCGGTGCCACGATGCTGATGAAGACAGTCTCCGCCTGGCCGCAGGTCGCTGAAGGACAGTGGTGTGGAGAGTGGGAGGGGCGGTGAGCGGCTGGCTTGACAGCGCACGCTACCCTCCGTTTGCGCACCAGGTGATCGGAGTGCAACGTCTCAGCGACGCGCCATTCCTCGGTCTGTTCGACGAGATGGGCGCGGGCAAGACTAAGCAGGTGATCGACGCCGCCCAGGTGCTCTACGGACGCGGCGAGATCGGACATGTGATCGTCGTCGCGCCCGCGTCGGTTCGCGCGGTGTGGGCCGACCCGGACCCCGAGATCGGAGAGTTAGCTAAACACCTCTGGTGCGAGACGCCCGCTGTTGTGACCGAGTATCACGCTCGCGTGCGTCGGTGGCTCAGCGGACCTGAAGCGAGGCATCCTCTTGAGTGGCTAGTGACGAACTACGACTTCGTACGCGACGGCGAGCGGCGTGACTACCTCGCGTCGTTGGGTGGGCCGCGCACCTTGCTCGTGCTCGACGAATCCTCGGCCGTCAAGAATCACCGCGCGATCCAAACGCGAGCATGCTACGCTGTGCGCAAAACCTGCGGGCGAGTCTGGCTACTAAACGGCACCCCGGTGGCACACAACCCGTTAGATATGTATGCGCAGGGCCAACTTCTCTCGCCGAAAATCCTCGACGTGAAGAGCTTCTTTCACTTTCGTGCCCGCTACGCAATCATGGGCGGGTGGCGTCAAAAGCAAATCATCGGGTGGCAAAACCTCGAGGATTTGCAACGGCGCTTCGCTCCGCACGTGCTACGGCGCCTCAAGACCGACTGCCTCGATCTACCGCCTAAGCTTCCCGCGGTCACGCTGACGGTGTCGCTCGCGCCCGAGACATGGGCCGTGTATCGTGAAATGCGTGACGAGATGGTGGCCTGGCTAGGGCAACAGACGGTCAGCGTGGCTGCCCAGGCGGGCGTGAAGGCCATGCGCCTGGCCCAGATCACCTCGGGTTTTCTCGGTGGCATTCAGGAGGAGCGGCCGTGTTCGTGCGACGGTGAGGGAGAATGCTCGAGGTGCGGAAGCACTGGAGTGGTGACGATCGGCAAGCCGCCCGTAGAGATCGGCCGCGAGAAGCTCGACCTGTTCTTAGGCTGGCTCAACGAGCGCCTCACCGACGAGCCAGGGTTCAAAGTCTTAGTGTGGTGTCGCTTTCGGGCCGAGGTGGAGCGACTGCTCGGCGCACTGCCGGACGTCGTCGAGCGCGGAGCCATCTGGGGTGGACAGAGCCGCGAGGAGCGCGGGCTAACATTGCGCTTGCTCAGCCCGGGTTCCGCGCCTGCCGGCCCAGTCGTCGTGGTGGGAACGCCCGCAAGTGGCTCGATGGGGCTCAACCTCGCCGCTGCCAGCGCAGTGGTGTATGTTAGCAATGACCACTCGCTCAAGACCCGCCTGCAGTCCGAGGACCGTGTGCACCGTCCCGGGCAGACGAGAGCCGTGAGCTACTTCGACGTGATGGCCACCGGTCCGAGGGGGCAGCGCACCATCGATCATGCGGTCATCAAGGCGTTGCGTGAGAAGCAGGACCTCGCGACCTGGACGTGCTCTGCGTGGGTCAGCGCCCTGAAAGATGATTGACTTAGTTAAAAACTTAGTATATAATCAACTATGCTAGGAGGTGGTCATGGGAAAGTACGACGGATTACTGAGCGCGCTTCCGCGCGAGGTGGACATCTCAGCGTATCAGCAAAAGGTCGAGGCGCGCAAGGCCGAGTTCGGCGGGGTAGGGCAACCGGCACCCGCCGCGCGTCGTTACCGCGAGCTGCGCGATCGCAAGGACGAGCTCGAGGACCTGCTCTCAGTCGTCAACCTCGACATCGCCGCAGCGGAACAGTTGCTTCACGAAGCCTACGAGCACGCTGGCATCACTTCGGTGAAGCTCGACGACGGCTCGAGCGTGCGGATACAGTTCGAGCCCGTAGCGCGCATCGAGGACCGCGAGGCGTTTCGGCGCTGGTGCTTGGAGAACGGCCTCGAGGCACAGTTGATGCTGCCGTATCAGACGACCAACTCGCTTGTGAAGGAGCGCCTGCTCGACGGAGAGCCCGAGCCGAGCGGAGTAAAGACGTACGTACGAACGAAGACTGTATTAACGCGTTAGAGGGAGGGGATTAGAATGGCGAAGCAACACTCAACACCACCGGCGGCCGTCGCAAGAGCCACATCCGCATCGTTAGCTACCGACCTGGCCACCGCGACCGGTCAGGGCACCGAGGCGCTCGGGCGCGAGGACGTCCGACTCCCGCGGTTGGCACTGGCTCAAGCCATGTCGCCGCAGGTGAAGCGGGGCGACGTGAAGTTCATTGATGGACTGCGCGAGGGAGATCTCTACAACGACCTGTCCGGCGAGGTGTACGGCGAGGGCCCGCTCGAGGTCGTCATCGTAACGTGCTTGGGCGCGAGGGGCGTGCTGTTCGCCCCTCTCGAGGAGGGCGGGGGCATCCTCGAAGCGAACGTAGCCCTCGAAGACCCGCGGATGCAATTTACTACCAGCGAATCGGGCGAACGCCGTAAGCCGCAGGCGACGAAGTTCTACGACTATCTGGTGTGGTTGACCACGACCCAGGAACTGCTCGCCCTGAGCATGAAGGGCACGCAGCTCAAGGTCGCCGTGAACCTCAACTCGCTCATCAAGTTGCCCCTCAAGCTGGACGGGAACATCGTGATGCAGCCGCCCTGCTGGGCGCGCACCTTTGCGGTAGGCACCGCGATGCAGAAGAAGGACGCTTATTCCTGGGCCAACTTCACCGTGCGTTTCAAGAGCGTGACGCCTCCCGACGTGCGCGGACTGTGTGCCGACCTGCACGCTAACTTCACTACTAAGAACGTGGTGATCGAGCGTGAGCGTGAACCCGGCGCCGACGACATGTAACCTCTCTCCCTAAGTCCTCGTCTGTGCAGGGCGCCGCGGGCGGGCGGGGATGTCGGCGTGCGACCGGGGCGCATCATTCTAATTCAAGGGGAGAGACCTTGCATGTGTTCACCGAGAACGCTCGGGACGCGGCCGCGCTTTACATCTCGTTCGGATGGTACCCACTACCGCTCAAGCCGGGTTCGAAGGACCTACGCGACAGGGACGGCCTGCGCCGGGTGTATACTCCCGAGGAGTTCGAACCCGGGGACAACGTAGGTCTGCACCTCGTCAGCTCGCGCGACCGGGACCGTTCAATCAAGCTCGTGGCCGTCGACTTCGACGCGCCGGAGATCTTGCCGGCCGCCGCGGCGGCGTTCCTGCCCAAGACCGCGGGCTGGGGACGTGCGTCTAAGCCCATCTCACAACTGCTCTTTGTTTCTCCATTCGAACGCTCATTAGCTCACAAGGATCTCTGCTTTGAGCCCGACGCCCGCGATGAGCGAGCGCGCGCCACGCTAATCGAGGTGCGCGCCGAGCACCAGAGCATGTGTCCGCCCTCTGTACACCCGAACGGCGAGCGCCTCGCGTGGCTGGCCGAGGACATTACCGCTCTCGTCCTCGAGCCGAAGGCCCTACGGCGCGGCGTGGACCTCCTCGCTACTTACGCGCTGATCGCTCGCTATTACAATCCGCGTAAGGCGAGACACTTCTGGGGCCTATACCTCGCAGGATTCCTGCACCAGCTCGGGCTTACCCTCGAGGAGTGCACGGCCGCGGTGCGGCTGGCAGGCGAGCACGTGCGCGACCCTGAGGTGAAGGACCGGCTAGACGCTGTTCGCAATACTTACGCTAAACCGGACGACGATCCGTTAGCGGGGGCGCCCCGGCTGGCTGAGGAGATCGGTGACAAGGGCAAGAATTTCATCGCGTCTTTGCGGCGCATCTGGGGCTCAGGAGCATCGGACTTCATCACAGACGACCACGGCCGCAAGATTCTTTCTACGTCGCAGCAGAACGTACGACGTGCATTAGCGAAACTCAACGTAAAGCTGACCCACGATACCTTCGCAGACCAACAACTAATCTCTGTGGATGGCCAGTCGGTCGTTCCGTTAGACGATACGGCGATCACCCGACTCTGGCTCGCGACCGACACGCGTTTTGGGTTTCGGCCGCCCAAGGATCTATTCATTGACGTGATGCTTGATGACGCGAGGAGCCACCGATTTCACCCCGTGCGCGACTATTTGGCATCGCTAAGCTGGGATGGAGTGCCTCGGGTCGAGACGTGGCTGGCCCGCTACGGGTCGGCCCTTGACAACGAGTACACCCGCGCCGTAGGTAAGTTGGTACTGGTAGCAGCAGTAAGGCGCGTGCGCCAGCCGGGTTGTAAGTTCGATGAACTGCTCGTCCTTGAGTCGGCCCAGGGCTGGAATAAGTCGACCGCGCTACGCGCGCTGTGCCCGAAAGAAGAGTGGTTCTCCGACGATTTGCCTTTAGGGCTTGACGCCAAGCAGATGATTGAACGCACCGCGGGTCGGTGGTTAATCGAGGTAGCAGAGCTCGTCGGCTCAAAGAGAGAGACCGATCACCTCAAGGCTTCTCTGTCGCGACAGGTCGACGGTCCAGTGCGCATGGCTTACGGCCGTATCCCGGTGGCCGTGCCGCGCCAGTTCGTGATCATCGGCACGACAAATTCGGGTTCTTACCTCAAGGATATGACGGGCAATCGGCGGTTTTGGCCCGTACGAGTGAAAAAGTTCAACGTAGACGGTCTTACGGTTGACCGGGATCAGCTGTGGGCTGAGGCAGTTGCCCTCGAGGAGAACGGCGCCAGCGTCCGGCTCGATCCGCGCTTGTACCTGTTCGCTGCTAGCGAGACTGAGGCCCGGCGCATCGAGGATGCGTGGGAGGAGCCTCTTGCCGCGTTTACCGAGGGTCTTGAGGGTGAGAAGCAGCGAGTAGGACCACAGGCAGTGTGGTCCGTGCTGAACGTTCCGCTTCAACAGCGCGACGAGAGGGCCTCAGAGCGCGTGATCGCAATTATGCAGCGGCTAGGCTTCTCACGTGTAGTGGTGAAGGAGGAGAAGCGCTCGTGCCGAGGGTGGGGCCGCGACCTTATCGAGGGCATCTGGCGGCCGCCGGGGTGGGGGAAGGATTGAATATAATAAGGTGCAGTGAAGTGTCGTCCGAGGATAAGTCTAAGTTGAGAGCGCTTGGGTGGCGTCACGGCAAGTATAGACTTAACAGAGTCGTGGTGTGCGGATGGAGACTGTATCCGCCTGCTAAGACTTTAGGCCTAGTAGATTTTGGGAGTGTACCAATCGATGGTGTAGTGCGCTGTGCTGAGTTGGGCAGCGACGAACGAGCACGACTTAAAGAGCTCGGATGGCGCCACGGGAAGCACAGGCTGAACGGAGTCGTGGTGTGCGGATGGAGGCGAGAACTTTTACCGGGGGAATTGAGCGTGCGTAAGCTCGAGGTAGAGGCCCGGCTTTATCACGCTTACGGAAGACAAGAACCTTTTGAGGTGAGTATAACCGAGGTGTACGCTGCGGCCAATGCGACGAGCTGGATCGAGAAGCGCTGGGCACGCACTAAGATGCGTAATCTTCGAGCAGAGATTGTCGCCGTTCGAGTGAATAAGCGCGTTGTTAAGGCATGGAAGCGTATGAGGACTCGTTGTGTTTAGGCTTACAAATGCCTAGGAGTGCCAGTAAAAACAGCGGTTACCAGGTTATTCGTCGTTTTTGGTTCGGTCGGGAATCTCAAAACTATAACGATAGTAAAGTCTGTAGATTCAATACTTTGCAGGCAGGCGAACATGACTGGTTATAGCGGTTATAGCTTTCTATTAGACTGGAAAAATGCCCTAGGCCGACTTCACAAATTGTGCTTTTCAATTGTTTTCTATTATAACTACTATAACTTATATAACTATAATAATATCAACAATATAAACTAAAACCTGACTAGTAACCTTCGGTGTAACGAGACTTTCGGGTTACGACGGGTCTATGACGGCAATTTTTTGTTGACAGGCAATCTCAGTTAGTATAGTATATTCAATAGCATGTCAGATGATGACCTCGAGCCCACTGACAGCATGCGGACTTTTTGTCGCGGTGTGCTAGAGTCCTCGACATATCGTAATGCGCTCAAGATCAGGGTGCAGGAAGGCACGTTGCACCCGAGCCTCGAGATCCACTTGTGGAACGTGGCGTACGGACGGCCCGCGCAGCGCGTTACGCACCGCCTCACTAAGAAGTCCATTGCTGGGTTGCATCGCTTGAACGACGCGCAGCTCGCCGAACGTCTCGAGGAGCTAGCGCAGCGCGCGAGGCAACTGAGGCCCGACGTGAAAGAAGAAACGCTTCTAAATTGAGCGCCGAGCTCGCCCTGATTCAGGACGAGGCGCAATTTTTAGAGCAGGAGCTTCTTCGTCGCTTCTATCGCCAGCACCCGGTAGCGTGGGCGGAGGACGTCCTGGGGGTTAAGCTCTGGTCTGCCCAGCGTAAAGTCCTCGATGCGCTGCGTGATCATCGTCGCGTTGCGGTGCAGAGTTGTCACGACATCGGCAAGTCGTTCATTACAGCGGTGGCGATCTGTTGGTGGATCTCTACGGATGTGCCTGGCGAGGCCTTTGTCGTTACGACCGCGCCTACGGGCCCGCAGGTTAAGGCCATCCTGTGGCGCGAAATCAACCGTGCGCACTCTCGCGGTGACTTGCCCGGACGGACGAATCAGACAGAGTGGCACCTTGAGAGTACTAGCGGCAAAGAGGAACTCGTAGCCTATGGGCGAAAGCCAGACGAGCATGATCCGGCCGCCTTTCAGGGCATCCATGCAAGACGGGTGCTTGTAGCTCTCGATGAAGCGTGCGGCGTGCGCGGCCCGTTGTGGGATGCGGCCGACTCGCTTATTGCTAACGAGGAATCGAAAGCGCTCGCGATTGGCAACCCTGATGATCCTACGACCGAGTTTGCTGACCTTTGCAAGCCGGGCAGTGGGTGGCACGTGATTCAAGTAGGCGCGTTTGACACACCGGCCTTTACGGGAGAACTAATTCCAAAGGATCTTGCGGGTTTGCTCATCAGTCGTACGTACGTGGAAGAGAAGCGGCGCAAGTGGGCGCCGGCTTGGCGCTGGACGGCCGACAACAAGCGTGTCGTGCCGCCTGAGGGCATCGACCCGACAGACACGCACCCGTTTTGGCAAAGCAAAGTGTTGGGCTTGTTTCCGCGCGCTTCCCTCGAGAATGGGTTGATTCCGTTCGTGTGGGTACGAGCAGCGATGGAGCGCGAACTTGCTCCGAGTGAACCTAACGAGCTAGGCGTAGACGTCGGTGCGGGCGGGGACTCCTCGACCGTAGCACACCGGCGCGGCCCCGTCGTGCGTCTCATCCACGAGGATCATAACCCGGACACGATGCAGACGTGCGGCAAGGTGGTTACACTGAGAAGGCAGACGGGCGCTACGTCGGTCAAAGTTGATAAGATCGGCATCGGCAAAGGTATCTACGACCGCAGCATCGAGCTGGCCCAGGAGAAGGTCCTCGACGCGCCCTTCGTGGGCGTAAGTGTGGGTGAGCAAGCGCGAGATGCTGAGACGTTCGCGAACCTCAAGGCTGAACTGTGGTGGGGCGTGCGTGAACGCTTTGAGAGCGGGGAGGTAGACCTTGACCCCCTCGACGAGGACACCGCGGCAGAACTCGTGTCCTTGCGCTATAAGCGTACCTCGGCTGGCAAGATCTTGATCGAATCGAAGGACGATGCGAAACGACGCGGCGTGCCCTCGCCTAACAGAGCGGAGGCGGTCATGCTAGCCTTTGCGCCTGTGACAGATGTCGGTGGGCCACAACTAGAGGTGCTCTGGTAATGACTCGAGTCAGAGACGGGGAGGAGGCCAAGCCGGAAACTGTTGAATCAGCGTTTCCTGATCTCACTGATATCGTCAAGGCACACTCCGGTATTCCTTCCTTGAAGCGATACAAGTAGATGCCTCGCGCCAAGGCCGTGACCGCCGCGATCCACGAAGTTGAGGCTTTGCGCTTCGCCTCGGACATGGTGTCGCGCGCACAGATCGCGGGCATGGCGGGGCTGACCTTCAGCGGACGGCGCGACCTGTACGGAGCGCTCGGCTACAGGCGCGTGGTGACATACCGCGACTTGATGGCACGCTACGAGCGGGGCGACATCGCCGCGCGGCTCGTGGAGGCGTATCCGAAGGAGACGTGGCGCGTAGGCGTCGAGATCATCGACGACGAAGATCCCGAGGTCACGACCGACCTCGAGCAGGCGATGGCCGACCTGAACGAGCGCCTCTACCTCTGGGTCGAGCTCTACCGGCTGGACGTGCTTGCAGGTCAGGGTGAGTATGCGGGCCTCGTTCTCGGCGCTGAGGGCGACCCTGCCGGCGAGCTGCCGAAGATGTCTTCGCAAGAGGGCATCCTCTACCTCCAGCCCTATGGGCAGGACTCCTTGAAGATCGACTCGTACGACGAGGACCCTGCGAGCCCACGCTTCGGACAGCCGCAGTTCTACGCGCTGAGCGCGGCCTCTGTCGGCAAGAGGAAGCAGGTCTCGCGCCGGCTGCACTGGTCGCGCGTTCTGCACGCCGCACACAACGTCCTCGACAACAAGGTCATCGGCAAACCGCATCTGCTACGCGTGTGGAACAGGCTCGACGACCTCGACAAGGTCGTGGGCGGAGGTGCCGAGGCGTTCTGGTTGCGCGCGAATCAAGGTCACGTCTACAGCATCGATAAGGATACGAAGTTCGAGGCCGCGCAACTCACTAAGCTCAAGGAGGAGGCGGACGAGCTCGCCCAGGGGATGCGGCGGACGATGGCGCTGCGCGGCGCGACCGTTCAGGCTCTCGGCTCCGACGTTGCGAACTTCGTAAACCAAATCACGGGCATCGTGTCGCTGATCAGCGGCGCGACCGGCATCCCGCAGCGTATCCTGCTCGGCTCGGAGCGCGGAGAGCTCGCTTCGACGCAGGACGCGAAGGCATGGGACGACCGCGTCGGCGACCGCAGGGAACAGTTCGCCACGCCGCTCGTGCGCCAGTTTGTGGACAGGCTAATCGAGCGTGGCGCGCTGCCTCCGGCAGACGACGAGAAGTATGACGTACGCTGGCCGGAGTTCGAGGAGCTCACCCTCGACCAGAAGGCGGGTGTCGCCGGCGCACTGGCCGACCTCAACAAGAAGAGCGGCGGAACGATCGTCCTGCCCGAGGAGATCCGCGACCGCGTGCTCGGCTGGTCGCGCCTAACGAAGGAGCAGCTGGCGAAGATCGAAGAGGAGAAGCAGGCGGGCGAGGAGAAGGCTCGGGCGATTGCCAGTGGGCAGAGCCCAAATGCTCCTCCAGAGCCTTCGGCATGAGCGCCCTTCTCACGCTCGTTCCGCGCGTCGCAGCCGACAAGAGCTGGCGCAAGCTCCTCGATGTCGCCTCCCGCGCCGAAGGAGCCGTCCGCAGGGCCTTCCTGCGCGCGGCTGAGCTCGCGCGTCATGCGCTGGGTGGGCCGGGGCTGGCGCGCTCTCTCGCCGAGTGGGAGGAGTCACAGCACCCGCGAGTAGAGGACGGCGAGAACGCCGGGCAGTGCATCGGGGCGTGGGGCGTACGTCATTCTGAAATGCGCGCTGCTGGCGACTTGCCCGGGCACGAGTTCCACGGGAACCAGTGGACCGGTGGCGGAGCCGGTGGTGACGTCCTGGGCCACGATATTACAGTTTCTCAAACCGAATCCTTGCGTGGTATACCTGCGTTGACCTTCAGATTGCCGGGCGAAGGTGGTTATCTGAAGGTGGAAACAGCTACACCTGGAGGTCGTCGACTAGAGACTTCTTTGGGAAATGATTGGGCGTACATCACTTCAATGGAGGTGGCTCAGAAGGGCACCGGGTTTACTCTTCTAAAAGAAGTCCATGGCTACTTGAAGAAGAAGGGATTCGCAGGTATCGCGAGTCAACATGACTCTCGCTCACCTGATGCCAATCGTTTCTGGAAATCAATCATTTCCCACGGAGCAGATGTAGAAGACACAGGTAGAGAGTATAAGCTAAAAGCATTGCTTGGTGTGGGGGTTGAAGATCTGGGCACACTCCGCACGGCGGGGCACTTCGCCGACAAGTCCTGGCCAAGGTTGCGCCATGCGGCCGATCGCCTCGAGTCCGAGCTCTCCGCCGGCAAGTCCGAGACCGTCGCCGAGGATGCGGTGCGCGTGTTCGCGGCGACCTTCGCGCGCGAGGTGGAGCCGGTCCTAGTGGGCGTCGCCCTGAAAGGCGCGCAGCTCGCGGCGAAGAGCGTGCTGCGCATAGCAGGTGACTTGCCTGGGCATGAGTTTCACGGGAATCAGTGGACAACTGGTGTTGGCAATGTCTCTACTTTCTTCCCGCCAGAACCGTCGTCGCGTGGGCAGTTTGATTTTCCAGAGAAAGTTATAGCGTCGCCTCTGGAGCGTTATTCCAATCGTGAGGAGGCTCTAGCCGCATTGAATGGTGTCGCCGCGTATGCTGGTGACACGAAGGGTTGGCCGACCCAGGAACAATGGAAAGAGGGGGTTGTTCATCCGTTTCCACATTCATTGCGCGTTGGGGCCAGTCGCGATCGTAAGGTACCTCTGGAGACTCGTGACGTGCCGGTGCGCCTCTTAGTTGCCGGTCTGCAAGGTAAGGTTTTCCCAGGGGGTATTAAGGCTAAGCTAGAGGGCAAGGCGTCGAAAGCCACCATTAAGGTCGTGCTCAAGGCCAACGGGCGCTACGAGATTGTTGACGGCTACCATCGCGCAACGGCGGCTTACATGTCAGGAGCTGATACCATACGTGCCGTTGTTGCTACTGGGATTGGCGTGAAAAAATGAATACATCTGTTCAGCTACGCAAAGTGGGTGGGTGGCAGGTGTGGTCCGTTTTCTTGCGTGGCTCTTTGGTCGGTAATCACGAGAATGAGAAAAGTGCGAAGATGCAGGCCCTAGCCATTGACACAGGGAAACCACGTGAGCTCGCGGCGAAGAGTGCGCTCCGCACGGCGGGTGAGGGTCCAGGGCATCCGTTTCACGGGAACCAGTGGACAAGTGGCTCCGGTGGACAAGAAGAGCAATGGAAAGGAGGAGTGGATCCCAACACAACATTTTATCGCGGAATGAGCAAAGAGGGATTCGCGAAATTCCAAGTCACTAAGACGATTGAAGCTAACCGTGCCAATGTGTTCACGACGGACCGAGAGACGGCGGACTATTACGCGAGTACTCAGGTTCATGATGAGCCTGGAATTGTAGTGAGTTTCAAGGTACTTCCCACCGACATACATCAAGTGTTGCAGGACCAGATTTCCAAGAGTGATTTCAAGTTGAAGGAATCAGTTCGTGTGGCCGATTACAAGGTTTTGGAGGGGCACAGTTCACTGCGCACCGCCGGCGACCTCCCCGGCCACGAGTTCCACGGGAATCAGTGGACGGGAAATGGAGGCGTCAATGTCGTCCCCCGCCCGTCGGCAATTCAAGATATGTCCGTCGCGGAGAACAAGGTCGCGATGGCTCGCGCCGTGGAGGAGTATGAACGGAGCTCCGACATGCGTGGCGCTGCGGACGTTGTGACTGAGTACGCGTCCCTCGATCAGGGGACCGGATTGGCTGTGCGCGCGATAGTGGAGATGGCCGCGCAGGGTAAGTCGACGGACCAGATCATGGCGAATAAGCACGTCGCTGCCCAGCACGCCCGGCAGCAGCGCGATCGCGACGACCCGACCGGAAACGCATTGGTTTCACTGTTGCCCAGGGAGCGCGTGGAGCAGCTCGCCGCAGAGGCATCCGGATATTACGCGTCGGTTCGCGACGTGCCATCCACCGACGTCAAGGTCTATCGCGGCGCGTCCGTCACACCAAAAGGAGACGAGTTCGAGCTTCGCGGGCCGACAGCGTTCACCATGGACCAAGACGTGGCGCTGACCTACGCGGGGAAGAACCTGTTCGTCGTCAAGCCAGGTGCGAAGATGCTGGACGTGAAGGCGCTGGAGCATGTCAAACGCGCCGCAGAGGGAAACGAACACATCTTGCTGCCAGTCATGCAGACGCCGAAGGACCGCTCAGTTCATCCGCTCGGCCCGTCTCACGGGTACCACATCTCGGTCTCCGCGGATCGTGAGCTGTCAAGCGCCGGCCGGTTTCGAGTGGTGTCACGGACGCAGGACCGTATCAATTTCGAGGACCAGAAGACCGGCAACCGGCGTTGGAAGACGGTGAACATCATCACCGTCGAGCAGATTGGGGTGTTCTGAGTGCGGACCGTGACGAGGGACGCAGCACTGTACGAAGAGGAGCTGGACGTCGAGCTAGGCGTGCGCCCATTCGCGTCCACTACCTTTAGCTGGGCGGATCGCTTTGCCAAGTATGAGGGGTATGCGCTTAAGGTCGGGCAGGCAGGGCATTTGCGCCTCGCCAAGCGCCCGACCCCGAAGGCCGGCCCACTCCGCGGCTCCTTCGAGCTGACGAATCCTCGGGCCGTCGCATGGGCGCGAGCACACGCTGCGAGGCTCGTCACGGAGACGACGGTTGAGATGCGTGCCGCGCTGCGCGAGACGGTTGCTGCGATCTTCGAGCAGGGCATCCCGCCGGCCGAGGCCGCGCGCCTGCTCCGCTCCATCGTCGGTCTGCGCTCCGACCAAGCGGAGGCGGTGCGGGCGCTGCGCGCAGAGATCCTCGCGAGCCCCGGCGCGAAGCTGTGGGCCGGAAACGTCGCGATTCGTGTGCCGGTGGATGTCACGACGGAGTGGATGGAGCGACGCGTGCAGGCGTACGCCGACAAGCTCCTCGCGGACCGCGGTAGGCTCATCGCGCGGACCGAGACGATGCGCGCCTCGAACGAGGGCCAACGTGCTGAATGGCGCGCAGCGCGCGACGCGGGCGAGCTGCCGGACGGCACTCTCCGCAAGTGGATTGTCACGCCGGACGACAGGCTCTGCCCGCTCTGCGAGGCGATGGACCAGGAGACGGCTGATCTCGAGGAGCCGTTCTCGGACGAGGACGGCACGGAGATCGAGAATCCGCCGCTCCATCCCAACTGTCGCTGCACGACGGTGCTGACGTTCCCGCGGCGCGCGGCGGCGCGCTGGCTCGGTGACCTCCCCGGACACGAATTCCACGGCAACCAGTGGACCGGCAAGGGTGCGGGTAGTTCGGGGGGATCTGGTTCTTTCAAATCTATTAAGGACGCGCGGTTCTATGACTTGGACGGGGATCCAACATCGCGCGAGCAGTTTTTAGAAACGGCAGCGAGTGTTTTGGATTTGAGCCGAGAAAAGACCGAAGCGCTGCTGGGTGGTACGTCTGACATCATGGCCGAGGCGGTAGGGGGAACGGATCCAGTAGTGAGCCTGCGACTCAGCCTCGAGAAGTTTACCGTGAAGCTGGACGTGGTTCATGGATCCGAGAGCGCGGCGCACATCCAGCGGGTTTTCGAACGAGACGGAGATGTCCTGCGCGCAGAGCACGAGTATTTCACGCTGCCGCTCGCGCGCCAGGGTGAGGGTGTCGCGACGAAGATGCTCGTGGACAGTGTCGCGCTGTACGAGAGGATGGGCGTGGACGAGGTCAGGCTCCAGGCGAACCTCAACGTGGGCGGATACGCGTGGGGCAAACTCGGCTTCGAGCAGGAAGGGTTGGCTTTTTATTCTGCTCTCGCACGGAAGTTCAGGAATAGCAATATGGCTCTGACTCCTGCACGTCTCGCAGAGCGCGCTGAGTTGCTGCGCCTGAGCGCTGGTCCCGACGGCCCTTCTCGCGTGGCGGACCACCCTGCCGGTAAGACCGCGATGCTCGGCACCTCGTGGTCCGCGGTCATGCACTTCGGGACGCCCGCCGCGACGGAGTTCAAGGCCCGTCTGGACAAGAAGCTGAAGGAGAAGAAGGGTGCCTGAGTTCGCATTGGTAGATGAGAACGGTGAGATGGACGACCGCGCATTGTTTGCGGAACTTCTTGAGCCGGATGAGATGCCAGACGAGTTACGAGCGGCGGGCGACCTTCCTGGTCACGAGTTCCACGGCAATCAGTGGACCACTCGAGGCGGCGGAGGCTCTCTCAAGTCCACCTCGCGGCGGGCCATGGAAGCGCCTACTGGTGAGCGCCCCTCGAAGCTGGAAACGGGTCGCCTCGGCGAGGAGCTGGCTGTGCGCTTCTTACAGGACCAGGGCTTCAAGGACGCTCGCACTCTGAACGTAGAGCGCAACAACTTTCCCGTGGACCTGGTGGAAGATCACCGTGTGTACGAAGTGAAGGCCGGTCTCGCGAGCAACGGCCTACAGGCTCAGCAGTGGCGCGCTACAATCGGACAGCCCGGACCGAAGGAAGCCGCGTGGCTCGCGCGGGTCTCTGAGCGCACGAAGGCCGCGCACAACGAGCGGAAGATGCAGGCGATTCTCGAGCGCAAGCATGCCGCCGTTCGTGAGGTGGGCCAGCGCCTGGGCCGTTTGGTCAAAGGCGCGACCATGGGCTTGATCATCAATCCCGCGACGAAGACGGTAGACGTTCACGTGATGGAGGGATTTCATCTGCGCGTAGGGTGGTCGTCCGCACAAGCCAAGGAAAGCTATCGTGGCAGCTACAAGTACTGACGAGCGCACTCCCGACGACGTGTGGACGGAGTTTGAGCAGGGGCTCGAGGTCGAAGGCCGTGCATATGAGGCCGCGTTGCTGAAGCGCATACGCGAGGAGGAGCTTGATGCCGCTGACTGATCCCGAGCGCATCTCCCCCCTCGAGCTGATCGTATGCGCCATTGTTGCCACACAGAGCGCGGCAGACGCTGCGGCGATTACAGTTGGTGTGCTATGAAGATGCTCCCGAAGCAGAAATAAATGAATATCACAGCGTTTGACATAGCGCAACGATTCGTCGGTATCCGCGAGGTAAAAGGTTCCACCGCGAATCCGCTGATTCTCGCTATGTTGCGATTGGACAATCGTTGGCCTCAGGACGATGAGGTCCCGTGGTGTTCGTCTTTCCCGAGTTATGTCTGTTGGCTTCTGCGTCTGCCGCGGAGCAAGAGCCTCGCGGCGCGGAGCTGGCTCAATGTTGGGGTAGAAGTCGGGTTGGAGGATGCGGTCCCGAGTTATGATGTGGTCGTGTTGAAGCGTGGTGGAACGCATGAGCCGGGACCAGAGATTGCTCGCGCGCCTGGACACGTAGGGTTCTTTGCAGGTCTCACTGAGAATCATGTTCAAGTGCTTGGTGGGAATCAAGACGATTCTGTTAGTGTCGCCTGGTTCCCTCGTGAGCAAGTCTTGTCCGTTAGGCGGTTGCACTTCGAGGAGGGCTGAAGATGGCGAACAGTCTATATGATTTAGGACGCGAGAAGTTTCTCCGAGGAGAGCGCTCGTGGAATAATGACGCAATCAAGGCGGTCCTGACAGATCACGGAACGGATACGCCGAACGTGACGACGGACGACTTTCTGGACGACATCTCGGCAGGAACGGTCGCGACGAGCCCAAACAACTTCAGCTCCAAGACGACGACGTCAGGGGTTGCCGATGCGGCTGACTTGACGAGCACGGACGCATTCAGCGCGGTGTCGGGAGCGACGTGCGAGTCATTGAACCTTTACTATGCGTCGGGCGTGGCGAGCACATCGGCGCTGCTTGTCTACATCGACACGGCGAACAGCACACTCCCGGTCACACCAAACGGCGGTGACATCGCGGTGCAGTGGGACGCCGGCGCCAATAAAATTTTCAAGCTGTGACCGCCGACAACGTCCACACTCGCGTGCTTCTGGACGGTGAGAGAGTTGTTGTGCTCTCGCCGGCGGGAATACTCGTGGGTGATATGGTTTGGAACGAGGCTCTCGAACTAGGTGAGGTTCTGATCTCAATTTCCGAGAGCCAGGTGGACCGCGGTCACGCATCCCTTGGGATGAAGCGTAGCGTGATGTGGGATCACGAGGACGTGACCCTTTTCAATGGCGGGCAAGTCGGTGCAGTCCTGACGCGTCCCGGCGCGAAAGCGTTCGGGAGAGCGTTGATAATCGTGGCGCGACGTGCGGAGGAGTGGGTGAAGCGCGAAGCACTTGCGCGCGACGCGGCGATCCTGCTTCGGGCCGGAGCGCCGCTCGGTTTGACATCGAACGCCGCGATTCAAGCCGAGGCGGCGAAGATTGCGCGGGACGATCGGGATCTCCGGCGTTATCTGCCGGGTGGAATTCGTGGGACAGAGATTGTGGGCGAGCCCACTCTGATTCAAGGAGAATCGAGATGACCGACAAGACGGTCGAGCAAGTGCAGGCGGAAGCGGAAGCTACGCTCGCCAAGATCGCAAAGGTGGATGCAGAACTCAACGCTTCGTCTCTTGAGATTGAGGCAAAGATTGAGACCCTGGTTGCGGAGCAAGCCAAGATCGTCGCGCGACAGGATGTGTTGGCCGGACAGCGAGCGGCTGTTTGGTTCGCGAAGAAGGAGCCGCGCGCTGTTCAGCAGCTCCTGGCTGCCGGCGTTCCCTCGGAGGAACAGGTCGGTTCGAGCAGCGTGTCATGAAACAGACTGGCATCACAGGTGTCCACTTCGGCGAGATGTACCACGACTACTTCGGCCGCACGCCTGGCGACACGCGCGGCACCGCAACCAGTGAGGAGAAGGCTGCGATCCTCGCAGGCCAGGAGGGCTTGCCCCTCGACTCGCGCATCACTATCTGGCTCGACTCGGTCCCGGAGAAGATCCACAACCCAGACGATATCGTCAAGTGGCCCAGGTGGGTCATCAAAGAGCTGGACCCCGACGACAACTCCCTCGTGCGCAGCGCGGTGACCTTCGAAGGCCCTTCGCCAGACGAGGGCTTCGTCGCGGTGCAGGCGCCTGAGCGCCGCTACGCCGCGAGCTTTGGCTACTACTTCATTCTCCACTGCCCAGACATTCGATGCGTGATGGAGATCAGCGCGACCCTGGAAGACTGGACCGTATCGCCTGCGTATCTTAAGGTAGGACGTGTCTGACCGTGAGCGCGACTAGTTCTGAAGAGATCCGTCCGACTCCGACTCGGGTGCCCGGAACCGATATTCGGGTGCCCAAGTCGATCCGTGACACGACTAACGAGATCCTCGGGCGGGTGGATCCGAGCATCCCGATAGTAGTGGTTGCTCAGGTGCTTCATGATGGTGATCGCCCAGTAGTGAAGGGGGCTATTTATCATAGGATAGGAGAAGAGCTATCATTCGTAGCATTTGCGACTCATAATTTGAAACGCAAGGGTTTGAAGTTTGGCGCTGAATTGCGTTGGACACCGTGAACTTCACAGCCGGGGGTAATAATCGACCGCTGATGGCGTGCAGCGTGGCGGTGATAGGCCAGCCTTGCCGAGCAGAGGGCGTGCCGGAATTGCTGCGAGCGGCTCTGACTGATGCCCTACTGCGACAGGTCCACGCGCCCTGGTGGACGACCCACGAGGCCCGCGCGACGCGGGCGCTGCTGGCTGTAGTTGAAGTTGCGGACGGGACCGTGTTGCGCTTGATCGCGCGGGAATTGCTGGAGGCCGAGAGATGAGACGAGCGATCGTGTACGTGCTGCTGTTCGCCATCGCCTTGGTGGCCTGGGCCTGCGCTGACCCTGGTCAGGATGGCACCGGGAGCGGGCCGGGCGTGTCGGCGGGTGACGGCTGGTGAGGCGTGCCAAGTGGGCGAGCGCGGATCTGCTGGAGACGCCCATCAAGGCTCCGCGCCGGACCTACGGAAGAAGACCGATCGCCTAAGCGAAGCTGATGTCCAGATTGCTTTGCGAATTCTGCGCGAGAACCAAGAAGCTGAGGAGCGAGAGCGATGAATCCGCGAACTGACTACGAGCGTCAACTCCTGTCCGATACGGCGAACCGTCGACTCCTTCGTCAAGAGGAACTGATCATCGAGGTCACCGAGGTTCTTGCTCAGGCTCTGGCTCGAGAGGGGATCACGAAGGCCGAACTGGCGGCTCGTCTCAGCAAGAGCAAGCCCTTTGTTTCTCAGATCCTCGCTGGAGGGCGGAACCTCACGTTGCGAACGGTTGCGGATGTGGCGGACGCCTTGAATTGTCGCATCAAGGTCCAAGCGGGCCGGCTCGCGGACAGCGTGAGCGCCCGTGAGCCCGTTCAGGCCGAGACGACTGCATCGGGCCACTGGGGCGGGCGAGGCGATGCCTCGA